AAATACCACTGACCACAAATAATCGCCATCTGCCCGAATATCAAAATCAGAGGCCAGAATTCTTTTGCCTCCATATAAAATTCTTTCAATTATTTCTCCCCTTATGAAATGACAGCTATACCTGTTGGCGTGTCGTTTTCGGTTCCGTATTCTGTTTCAGCGAACTTGTAATGCTGCTTTCCGTTGCCATCAATCAGGAAATTCCACTCTTCCGGCAAATAACAATTGATCCAATACAACCCCGTAACTGGATCGTAGTCGATGCCCTGCGGCTCAATTGCAATATCAAGATTGGTCAATTCAAATTGGCGAATGAAATTAAAACTGTAGTCAAAAAAGAAAAGGGAATCTCTTTGGTTATCACAAACAATGATTTGCTTTAATACAGGGTTGACGCAAATATCCTGCGGGCTGGCTATTTGGTTTACCCAGGGAAGAGTAATCGCGGTTAAATCATGTTGAGCTATCAGGCTTCCGTCTCGGTTGATATGGAAAACATCGCCCTGACTAGTCGCATCTACCAGAACTAACAGCGTTCCATCTGGCATTACCGCAATATTTTCGATAGATATTACACCTTCACCAAAATCAGAAGGCTGTATAGAGCTTATCTTTGCGCCCGTAGTGCGGTTGATATTCCATATTTGCTCACCGTTTATTATTGCCACCGCTGTAACCCAAAATGTATCCGTGGTCGGGTCATAGGCAATACCATCAATATTCGGATTCCCCGACACAAAATCATCCCGGTTGATAGTTCCACCTTGATCTGCTCCTTGCTTATCGGTGACAACAATCAATTCAGCTTTACTGACAATGGCGAGTCTGCCATTCAACGGGAAAGAAGGGTTTCTTGTTTCCGCAATACCGACCTTCCATCTATTGTTTAGCGATTTACGGTTATCTCTTCTTTCCGCGTCTGTGGGTTTGGAAGTTAAAATAATTGTTTCGCCAAAATCCCCTAAAAAGTTTTTCCCATTCGACTCGCCCCATACCGCCGTTGTAAGAGGATTAGAGAATGTATTAGCTGCTGTTGTGTACACTTGGACACCATTAACCCAAACCGTGTACTCTCCATCAATACTGTAGATTTCTCTTACATGGGCTTTTGCAAAATTGGTGGGCACTTTCCCCAATGCGTGGCGGGTAGTGCTGAATATATTGCAATAGACGTTTTTATCTACATCCCGCCAGTAGTTCTGTTGGGAATTACCGGAATAATCATCCGTTCCCTGATCCCCTGCGGCTTGCGGTTCTGCTCCTGACCGTATCACCTGAATGATAAAGGCCCTGTCTGTCAGATCAGCATTCATTGCCCCGCCGCCTGTCATTGACTCGCCTGCAACATCACCACCAAACCGAATGGTTCTTTTTCCGTTTATCCCGCCAACTGAGGTTAGGTCGGGCTGCCCTCCGGCAGTATTTTGAATCCAATCATAAGTGGCACTACCAATACCCTTGGAAACGATTCGGGAAACTTTTGGAGAAACTCCAAATGTTGCTACTCCGCCAATCGGATCGATCCAAGACAGGCAGGTCGAGGGCCAAAGCTTTAACGGGTCTTTCAGCCTATTACGGCTTCTGGATTTAATTGGAAGTCCTAGTTTCATATCGCCCTTAAAGTATCCCCACAAACCCACTCGCTGCGGTACCTGTTGCCCTCACCATATCCACCTGGATATCCAGAGTGGTTCCCTCCTGAACATTTGCGTACGTCCTATAATCAGCCACAGCATCGGCAACCATATGAACGGTCACATCGCCAGCAGAGCCAACGTATAAAGCCCTTGTTGGTTTTACAAAAACCGTACTGTCATTTTTTGTGATAACAAACGATCCTCTACCCGGATTCGAGAGGTTGTAATGTGATCCCTGCTGTTTCTCATCATCGTTGCTCATAAAAATTCTCCCATGCCCGTCATCGCGATCCGCTAAAAGCGGCGTGGCGATCCAGGGGTTTTTAAATTACCGATGGCTCACCGCTATTTATTTTTTGTTCCAGGTGCTGCGAAATTTACTTTGTCTTATCCTTGATTTTTTCGTATGTCCTCAGACCACCCAAACCAAGCATTGCAAATAGAACGGTAATCAGAGTTTCAGTTCCTGCCAGCTCAGGAAGTTCAATATCTGGAAACCAAATCAAAGTCGCCCAACTCAAAACATCAAATAAAATGAAATGCCATGCCAGGGAAAACCCACAGACCCACCCGATAAAGGGCCTCCACCCAGCAACAAAAATACTTCTGTGACTTGCCTCAATTTTGTTGATTTCGATTTGAGCCAGGCTCGGCTGCATTAACATTTTGTCTCTGATCTGTTTTGCTATCCGCTTCTCATCATCCGTTTCAACGAACATATCAATTACGTTGCCGATGCCTTCAACGGCTTCACCGATTCCCGTTCCAAATAATTTTCCAAACATTTGAAATCCTTTTTAAAATTTATTTGGGATCAAACTCTATGTGGATGTGATCTTTTTCAACAACCACGTCATATTCATCACCCAGGCATTTCCTCAATTCTTCAGTAAATTCTTTTACTTGCGGTTCAGGCATATCGCGTGTACGAATATCGATTGCCAGCCCACCATTATGAAAAGATTCCAAATGTTCGTGGGAGTCGGTACAGGAAGTGATCACACAATCAAGACCCCGAAACATTTTTCCAGCCAACCCTGTTGCCGCAAATGCTGCCAATAATATTTCTGGCTGAATCCCTTTAACCCGGCAGGGCTTATTACCTTCAGTTTTAATTTTCAGCATTTTTATTTCCCTTTAAAAAAAATCCCCTCCCCCTCAAAGAGAGAGGGGATTCTTCACACGCTTTGCCGTATAGGCAGTGACGTTCGTTATTCCTGCTTAAAAAACCTGTGCATGGTTCCTTTAAAAATATCTTCTTCATCAGTCAATGGATTACCAGGCTCTTCCACATATTCAGACGGCTCATAAAGTATTGGTTTGTCTGAAAGGGTTGCCGTGTGGAAAGGTTCAATAAACCCAGAAGTTTTGCCGGCAAGGATGTTCGTTTGTTCTTTCTGGTATTGCTTGTGGGGGATTTCAAAATGACTGGCATCCAACCCCATGAAATCTGAACCTAAGATAGTTTTCGATTTCAATGAATCCGAAAACTCCAGATCATGGCAGGTTGAACAAGCTTCACCCGATGCATTGCCCAACGTAAAGAACGCAGAGAACACAAGCAGGACGAAGCTGATACAGAAATATTTCTTCATATCCTTCTCCTCAATAGGGTTAAATATCCAGCGAGAGAAGGGAGGCAGGAGGCACTGTCAAAACCTCCTGCCTTGATGGCAAGCTCACATGATTGCGCTTCCTCTGCTAGCTGGATACCGCGCTAATGCGCGGTATTTTCATCGAGGTTTAGAATAGAAAATTTGGGGTGAAACGGACAAGAGGAGTCGTTTCCGGAAAACAAGATATCCGTGGAAATATGTAAAAAAATATCTAGGGACATCGAAAGGAGGGAGGACTACGAAATTACTTTTTTACTTTTAGGACTTTTCCGGAAAACAGATTATTCAGGTATTAATGAATAGATATTCAAACAGAGGGGCCACTCGGCGTGGAGCCGATAAAAAACCTTCCCTCCATTCATAGGGAGGGATTGAGGGAGGGTTGGCTTTGACCGTCATTGCGAGCGAAGCGCGGCAATCCACAGGGTTGGATTTCCTCCCCCTGAGAAGGGGGATCGAGGGGGTTCCGGTAGACTACTCATCTTCCGGGAACAGCTCTATCTGGTTCGGGTCCTTCCCTTTACTCTTAATGGTTCTGAGTAACCGTTCAGTAATGTCCCATTTATGAAGAAAATCCTGCAAAACAAGAGTTCCAGCAGCTTTCTTTTGCCAGTAATCGGCATGGATAGCAATATGACGATCGGGAGTAAACCTATCGCCGCTCCATAGAGGGAAATACTTATCAGTACCTGCATTTCCGGCTATTTGCGTCTTTATGCATTCAAGACCTATTTTTTCTGCCAGATCTCTCCTGCCCTTATCGTCCCTCGGGAGATCGTCTTTTGAACGAGGCAGGAGATTTAGAATCGTTGAGGCAAAATCCGCAGCGTCCTGCTGAAGGTCATCTGGTAAACTACCCATGCCAACGCTGTCATACCAACTGGGTTTCATAACTTAAACGCTTATTTAATAGGTGTTTAAAGGTGTTATAGCTATATTTTATGGTGTGGTGTGGCTTACCCCTTAGAGGGAGACCACACCACACCAACAAGGCTTTTTGCAGATAACCCATTAGTTATTAATGGTTTAGCCCTATTTTTTCGTTGTTTTTTTATGTGCTTTTTTAGCTGTTTTTTGCTCTTTTTTCACAGGGAAATGGCCTATATCTACCAGACTCGAATCAATCGCCCGTTGTTTACCCTTTGCGGTGATCTTCCACCCCCCGCCTTTCAGAGCTTTGATCTCTTTTTCGCTTTTCAAACGATTCAAAGCAGCGGGGTATTTGGTAAAATCGTGCTTCACTGTTTCGCGGATTTTATATTGAGGCCATGCCTTTTTATAATTCTCCGCCAAAAATTGCAAAATCAAGTCATCGAGTTCCGGTTTTTTTCCATCCGGCAACGAATCGCCATCGACCACCTCGAAGCCCAACACACCTCCACCATTCTTTCCTAACCGAATCAACATTGGTTCGGGCTTGTCAGCATTTTTGAACTGCGCGGTAACCGAGACGCAATCGCCTGATTCTTTAAGGAAGTTATACGAATCGCCATAACTAAACAGAAGTCCCGCTCCTTTAATATTCTGGTGTTCGGTTTTGGAATTGCTGGAATTCGTATGGTGAAAAATAGGGAAGGATAACCCGTACTCCCTACGAAGCCGTGCCGTGTAGTCCGTCATAGGCTTCACCTCCTCATCACGCAAGAATCCGCTTGTCATGCACTTTTCCAAAGGGTCGCAGATCACAAGAATAGGTTTAAAGAACTTGATCGCTTCTTCCAAGTATTGCTGGTGCTCCAAATTATCAAGATAAACATTAGAAACATCATCGAGAAAAACAAGGGGCAGGTCGTCGGGATTCAGCCCCATATATTCACCGACCTGATTGACCCTATCGTAAAATTCGTCTCGACTTCCCTCTGGCGAGAACATGATCACAGGCCCAGTTTCAAGCACCTCAAACTTGCCAAGAAAGGGTTTACCACTCGCAACGGCATACGCCATGTGGATTCCATACCATGTTTTCCCAAGCTTCGGTTGTGACACAACCAGGCCAATAGAATCATAAGCCCACCACTGGTCAATAAGGAAACGCTTGCGGTTCGGGTCTGGCTGATAGGACCCTGCGGGGATGAACTTGAACGGGCCAATTTTAACGGGATGCTGTCGAGCGTGATCGGTACCATTTTCTTCCAATTTCAATTTCAATTTCTCCCCGGCATGATGCCGGATTCAATGTTAAAAACTTCCCCCTGACAAGGGGGATTGAGGGGGTTGTGTTTCACGCGCAAGCCTCCAACATTTCTTCCCAGGTATAATTATCAGGATCAACTCCATTCTCCATTAAGGCCGCATCGGCAAGGGCTCTAGCAGGGTCCGGCTCAATTTCGAATACCTCTTGGAAATCTCTGAAGTTATGGTTGTAATGCAACTGAACATCTCTTCCATTCCAGCAATCAAAATACATTTCCAGATCCTTGATCCATTTTCCATTCACATACACGCGAGCATAATCACCTTCACCTGGTTTCCAACGAGTCAGGCTATATTCCATAGCACTCCTTTTATTAAACTGAGGCCACCGCTGCATGGTAGGCCTTCATGTAATCCTCTGATACGGTTGATATGTCTTGTCCACGCTTATAATGGTTCCAGATAGCCATTTTGATTTGTTGTGGCACACGGCGCCAATGCATGGCACACATGAGCATTTCTTCTTTTACCTGTTTGCTACAACCATCCGCTGCGCATCGATGCATTCCCATATCACCACCACCTCGCTTCTTTAATTTGATCAATAACTGATTCAAGCGCTTCTTCGAGAGTGTCCTTAATGGCATAAATCGCAACAAGTCTTTTAAGATGTTCGGGTTTGCAAGTAGTAACCTGAAATTTACCCTCGCCATCTAAATCAGCAACCAGAGCAAAAGTTGCGCCTTAGTTTATTTGTTTTTCTAAAAACTTAAAATCAATCATTAAAATTTCTCCGGAATTTCTAAATACTGTTTTCCATCCAGCATCGGGGCTTTGACCACTTTGCCCTCGACTTCCATTTGTTTCAGGAAGAAAGCAACCTTTGCCTCTTCGCATTGCTTTTGAGTTTTACGCACCCACTCAATATCCATCGGCCTGCGGTTATGCCCCGATTCACAACCCATAACGAGCCAGTTAATTAATCCGTGCCCGCATTCAACAATGTTCAGCCATTGCCCTTCGTTTTGCGGGGAAAACCATGCATCTTTAAATTTCACAAACTCCAACGCCGGTTCGCAAGAAATGAGGTGGACAGCGGCGCGTGCTTGCAATAAAACGGGAATGCGTTGATCGGCTGTCTTTTGGTTTTCCACCGTGGTTCCTAAAATCACGTTTTTTAATGGGGCGGGAAATGGCCCCGAAAGGTTTTCCTGCTTAACGCTTATTTCTCCGTTATCCATCTCCACAGCAACTCCGTGGTTGTTGCCGTTAAAACACCACCTAAACGCATCGCAAACAAAATCTTCTTCCCCAAAAAAATCCTTTGCCTCAGCCTTTCTATGATTCGGGGTAACAGGCTCGTCCTTCCACTCCTTCCTGCCATTCAGACAACCTAAAAAATTAGAACAGCATTCAGAGCAATTTTCCGGGCGAAGGTATAAACGAGGCCGCTTAAAAGTTTCGCCGCCGCGCTTGAATTCGTCAAAAATATCTGGTCGCCAAAAATCTTGAAACCACTCCCGCATCCGGTCGGGTCGTTTCGTCAAAATTATAAAAGTGTGGTGCGGCTGCCCAGATATCATGTTGAATACTTTGCAAATAAACTCATCAGTCACATCGGGATGAAACAAATCATTCCACACTGCAAAAACAGTAGGTTTCTTGATAGTCGCGGGGATCCTCAACGCCTTCCACATCATTTTAATTTTGCCGTTGAATTTTCCTTTTTTATTGGTGAGACCCTTATAGCGTTCCTGAATTTTTTCATTCTTTTGTTTCGAGCGCATAGCAGTAGCAGACTCTGCCCAGCAGTTGTCACAAACGGGAGAAACGTTCGTGCAACCCTCAACCAACGTCAAAGCCCGATCCCACCACAATCCCTTTGCAATCCGCTCAGCCAGGTTAGCTGGTTCTGCATGGCCTCCCCCTGATAAGGGGGATTGAGGGGGTTGCTTTTTATTCCTCATCACACTTCCTCCTTCGGTTCATCACAACAACTCACTTTAAAATTTGCCATCTTGCCGCAGTCCTGGCATTTCACCGAGCCGAATAGGAATGGTTTGAATTGCCCGTTACACAAGTCGCAACGGTACCCTTTAGCCTTGTGTTCCATAAGCGTTTCAATTACTTCTTCAACTGTCATACCCCCGGCCATTAATTCCTCGCCCCCTGAATAATGGAAACTGACTTTTCCGGCCGCTTTATCAAGATCTCCAAAAGCTTGAGCATTGAGAAGTCCGGAGCGGTTCTGTGTCCACGTTTATTTTTGTTCTTCAAGTACTTTGCTATTTGTTCGTGAGCGTTCTCGATTTTCCCGTCACATTTTTTATTAAAGAAAAGAAAATCACGCTCCCAGGGAGTTAATTTGGATTTATCCAGGAATTGGATATTTCTAAAAATCATCTGAGCGTTCCGTATAAAAAGATTTAAAATCAATTTAACTCCCTGCGCTCTGGTTTGTGGCCACCATGTCTTGACAATGGTTTTTGAATGCTCTTGCATTTGCTTTTGATCCCACTTTAAGTACTGCCTGAAACTTTCAATACAATCCTGTTGAGATTCGGTAATCGTTTCCTTGCCATCACTTGGTGGAGAAGGCTTCAACGTTTTAACCTTCCCTTTCCCCTTAATGACAAACCCCATCTGCACCATTTCCTCGATAACTTTTCTGGCTTCAGCATCTGTCAGAAGAGTGCAAGATCTTTTCTTTGCCACACGGAAAAGAAACCCGCGATACTCCTCATCCGTCCACTCAAATTCTTTCTGTGCGATCTTGATCACAGTTATTTGTCCAGGCGTGGCCATTAAATAGCTCCCCTGTTTCGCATTTCTTCATAACCCTCGGCATTCTGCTCACCGACACCCGTTCCAAGCTGCTTCCCGGCGATGACTGTTTCAACCTTGCTTTTTTGTGTGACACGAATCACCTTCAATTTTCGTTTTCGCCATTTAACCGTCTTCGGTTTTGTAACGACTGGAAGCTCGTGCGGTGCATTGAGAGCATCACCCGCCACAGGCCTGCGTAGCTTTAAATTTTGGGGGATCCTTCGCATACTTTCATCCCAACCGGGTAATAGGATATCGTCAATAAAGCATTTCAACTGTCGGGCAACAAACGCAGCGGCACCAATTTCGGATGCGAACATCCCGTTAAAACCTTTTTTCTTGTACGCCTTCCACGGTTTTTTAGCGGAATATTTCCAGCGGGAAACATGAGCATATTTTGAGGTTCGCTTGCCCTCCTGCAAATGAAACTTGTAATCTATTTTTTTTCCAGGGTTCATAAATCAATCTCCATTTGAATTTTTCTAAGCATCACGCTATCGGTTGTCTTCAGCAAGATTGCCCCTCGCTGAATAATTGCCACAGCCTGCCTCTGATACCGCAGTGCAGCTTCTTGCGCTTCTTCTTTGGTGGCGATGATGAAATACCCGCCTTTGATCCGATCCGGACTTGAGGCTATGGCTTTGCGATGTTTGAATATCAAATCCTTGATAACCGTCCGAACCTTGCGCTCTTCCATCTTGCAGGCATCCGCCAGATCGTACTGAGTAGCCGCGTGAGACTTGCCAATAAACTCCTGCAAGGCAGCCCACACCAAAGTTTCATCAAATGTCATATCGCCTCTATCAAAGTCAATTTGTGTTTGCTTGTTCATATTTTTCACCTCCCCCTATTAAGGGGGATTGAGGGGGTTGCTTTTAATCCTGTCATCCTGAGCCTGTCGAAGGATCTCGGTTTTTCACCGGCCCCGCGCCCACCGGTTAATTGAGCCCACTATCGATACGAACAACTTTTCTGATATGCCCGTGAACCAGCTTCAAAGCGTGAGCCGTGTAAACATTGACCATGATGCTTTTACAGTTATCGGTTATAAATCTGATCGCTCTCGCCGCCTCAGCTTCATCGAACGGTTTTGAGTCAGCGATAGCTTTAATTTGGTCGAGCCGCGAATGTTTTCCTCGTTTAAGCGAAGTCCGAAACCCGGCCTTCAGTTTTTTGGGAGGGTCCAGTTGGTCCGCCGCATCGCGGTAAATTTTCGCCAGTGACTTATTCAGTTGAGAGCTATTCATTCGATTGCCCCTTCGTCTCTGATGGAATATGAAAACTTATCTTCTGATGTTTTTCTAGCTCCTATTTCTTTGAGTTTTTCATCGGGCCAGGTTGACAGTATTTTTTTATTTACGGTGTGCTTGATACTGAATCCAGATTTTAATTTTTTCTTCAGGATTTGGATTAGGACCTTTTTCCAAGTCCATTTGGATAGAGGCTTGACGACGGGGATCTTTTTAAACCCAATGGCTCCAAAAGTTAACTTTATAGATCTCGGTTTTTCGAACATGCCCTTGTTCGCATAACCAAAATCACCCAAGGCCAATTCCAATTGTTCCAAATGCTCATTTAGTTCGAGAATATCTTCTCTTACAGCCAGTTTTTCCTTGTCAATTTTTTCATTGCGCTTGGTTTCAATCTCTTTTACTTTCCTGGAGGTTTTCGCTATTTCTGCCAGGCATTCATCAGCAGTTTTGAGATCTGTAACTTCAATTTTCAATAACGCCATTATTTCTCTCCTTGGTTTTAACCATCTCCACCATTCTTGCCGTGAAAAGATATTTCCCCTTGGTATTTAGAATATTTAGTTCCTTTGGCTTTTCAGGATCAGCTAGTACGGTTACCGCCTTACCCTTCATGCCGACAAACAATTCGTTGAAATACCAATTGCTCTGAAAAAAAACACCTTTCTTTACCACAAACCGTTTCATTTCTTTTTACCGCCAGTTGCAGCTAGCATTTCTGGTGGAGTGGATAAATGGAATTCAATTTCATCTTTGATCTGAATCAACTCATCAGTAGTGGTTTCGATTCTGCTGCCTTTAAGCAACACAAGATGCTTGCTCTTCTTCTGAGTCGATTCGTTGTGGATCACTATCAACAGTTCCTTGCCTTTGGACATTTGCAGGCCCTTTCTTTTTCGATTTTCCTTCAGGTTTGAGGACGGAAATAACGTGACTTGCTGCTATCTCCAGATGTGAACGTGTCAGTTTTTCATTCATTGAACTGGCATTGAACGATGCCAGCTGGAGGGTATTAACCATGATTCGCAGTGATCCAAAAAACCGATTTGCCATATCGTAGAGATAATCAAAAACCTCTTTTTTATATGCCTTCCCCCTCAAAACGGATTCAATCACCGACCGGACATCAGCCTCCGTAAAGGTATGTGGAATCTCTTGGATCTTTGATCTTGAAGCCAACTGCTGATAAAACTCTGCTTTGTTGGTTTGGGTTACTTTGTCTCTCAAAGAACCATTCCCGGTAACAATAAAAGCAATTCCCCGATCATTAAGGGTTCTTATGATTTCAAAGGGCGAATCATTGGATGATTTTTCTGTATAAAGCAAATGTGCATCATCAATAACTATCAAGGCTCCCTGGGCAGAGGCCTTTGTTGCAATGTTGTCAAACATAACACCGGCATTGGATACGTTGCTTTTCCCTAAAACGGTCCATGCCAGGGCCATGAAAAATTGAGTTTTGCTCCGGATCATAGGATTGACCGGAATATAGTAAACAGACGGATTGTCTTCCATGTAGTTGCGAACAGTCATTGTTTTGCCAATTCCAGAAGAACCATGAAGCACTCCGATTCCCCTGGATATATGAATCATGGAAATAAAGTTTCGGATTCTTTTCGATTGCCGCGTTTCGACAAATTGAGGATCTGGAAGCAAATCAACCCGCTGATCCTCCAATCTAAAAAAGGCTTCAAGCTTTTCAATAATATTGATATCGTTCTGTGCTTTGTAGGTTCCTGTCAGAAAGGCAGACAATGCGCCTGTGCTGATAACCACAGTCTTTGCCAATTGAGCCTGACTTCGAGTAGGGTCATCATTCAACCATCCAATCACTCTCTGAATGACCGCCTGCCGCCTTTCGTTTAGCTCAACAATTTCTTTTTTCATTTTTTTATCTCTCTCCTGAAAACCCCTCTCCCCTGGAGGGAGAGGCTGGGTGAGGGGGATTATTCATTAACGATTTTTATCCGATCCATGAACGCCAGTGGGTCATCATCAAATTCGATTTCATTTGAATCAAACTCTCGATCACGCATCTGCTCGGCAACGGTTTTATATTTTTCCGGCTTGATGCCATTACGCACGAGAGCCGCATTGCCTGCTTGCTCTAAAGCTTCGGTGGAATGTGTTTGTGTTCGTGACAATCCAACTAGTTTTTTTCCGGCTTGCGACTTGTTCAGCCGCCGCATCATCGGGCTTTCAGTAAGGGTGTCGATTGCCTTTACTTTCTCCCTTACAATTCGTTTCTGCTCTTTGTTGGCGGCCTGATATTCCGCGCTGGTCATGCCATCTATTCGAGAGTCCATCGCCGTGCAGATGAAGTTGTTTTCCAAATCAAAAACATAAAGCAGACCGGCGTTATCCATGTCCCGGCGCACGCGCACTTCTTTGCCAACCCATCCTGCAAATTGCGGCGACCTGTAAAACGCATTTTCAAAAGCAATGCCTTTTTTCCCGATAACCCGTGTCCCGCAAGGCAACAATAAAATATCGAGAGCACGCTCATCTTCAACGCGTCGCACTGGCACTGAGCTTTGCGCCGCCATGTGTTCAGGTGTAGCGCGAATGCCGCCGTGTTGTTTTTGGTGATAGATATTTTCAATCCACCGATTAATGAGGGTTTGTAAATCTTCCGGCGTTAAATCCACCTTCACCGGTTCACCGCCTTGCTTCATCAGGCGTTGTGCAAAGGTACGCCTCGCTTCAATGGCTTTTCGATCTGCCACGTTATGGCCGACATAACCAGCGGCCTCTTCGAGTAATGACATTGAAAGGGTTCGGAAAAACCGTTCAATATGTGGTTTGCCTTCGGGGGTAAAAGGTTTCAGGGTTTGGGCTTTGATATCGAGGTTTTGGAGGATGAGATTGATCTGGTTACAAATATAATCCTTGCCGTTGTCACGCACGATCCAGAACGGCACACCCCAGTCGGTGATGATCGATCTGAGCAAAGCGGCAACTCCAAGCCCGGAAGAACTCGGAGACACAAAGCATTTCACTTTGCGCGAAAAAATATCAATGCCCCCGATGATGGTGTAACGCTTGCCATCCAGACACATGACATCCGCAGGGGTACTGTCAAGTTCAATGAAGTGAAGAAAGTGATGCGCTTTTTCAGATTGCGAACCAAAGGCAATCTGGAAATTACTTTTCCAACTATCAGGATTAGAGAGGTGCGCAAACACATCGGGGTTTTCGTTTTTCCAAGAGCGCAAAAACCGGCTGACAGTAGACCCGCTAACCATGTTTTGCGGAAACTCATCGAGCAGATATTCCCAAACTCTTATATCACGGCAATCCGGATTAAATTTAATGAGCGACAATATGCAATTTTTCTGCTCCTCTGATAATTTTGATCGAGTACTCCCAAATCGTTTTACCCGCAAGCCATAAAGGTTGTGGGTGTCATAGGCTTTCCTCCACCGATAATATGTTCCTCGGTGAATGCCGTTTTCCTCAGCTAATTCAATGGCAAGCTTTGCTTTGTTTTTTTCTTTTGATTGGTCAAGGGTGTTTTTTATGGAGCCTATAATTGAAAGACGTTTTTCAATTATCGCAAGATGTTCAGGGCTGAGTGACTGGTACCAGGTCGCTTGATCTTGGAGGGATAAGCTACTCGCGGAGCTTTTTACCAGCGACCGGGTACCAGAATTTTTAATATCAGCCTCCCCCTGACAAGGGGGATTGAGGGGGTTCCCTTTTACTCCTCCCTTCTCATGAGGGGAGGCTGGGAGGGGTGTGGATTTAAGGAGGTTGCTTTCCCTCTCCATCAACTTCGCCTGCGCTTGTACAGGCAGTGAAGCGGCGCGAATATCCGTCACGATTTTTCCTGCCTGTTTTTTTGAGGGTCTTTTACGTGTTTCGTACTGCCCTTTATTGATCGCTCGCCACACGGTGGTATAGTTGGCCTCCAGAAGAATGGCGGCTTGCTCAATGGACACATATTCTTCCATCATCGCACCATCCCCTTCAGCAATTTTTCTCCGGCCTTTATTTTCCGCGCAATCCTTTTCTTTTCTTTTTCGAGGCGCAAAAGTTGAAACGTGATCTGCTGTTCTCTATCCATCAACCTCAAACCCATTTTTTCAGCAAGCATTCTTAGCGGCGTGTCATCACCAGTAACTACGCAGAACGCAACAATAAGCTCTGTGGGAATACCCCACCTTTTATTGTTGTTGAAATCTTCATTAGTGGAGGATTTGGATTTGCTTTCAGCGGTCCAGGTATCAAGGGAACTTTTTGTCACATCCACTCCGGTGAGGTCCGTGAGCTCGGCGCATATTTGGCTACGCTTTTTGCCGCAATTTGAAATTGCCTGGGTGAGGGCGTTTCTTAAATCAAGGTCAACGTTCAATGAGCCATCAGCCGGAGAGCAATTCCTAAACATCGGACCAAAATCGCCTTCGTCTTCGTCTATCGGGCTATCTTTTTTGGACGTTGTTCCTGACATGAATTGACCTTAAAATTGAGTTATACTTAAATTGAAATTATGTATGGGAACGGGCCGCCGACTTTTTGCGAGATAGCGACCCGATCCCACGGGAGACACGAGCCGCCTGAGGCCCGTTCTTTTTTGTGCTTGGAAATAA